TTCACCAACCTGAAACAGGATCGGCAACCCCGCCTCCAACCCCATGGAAACAAAGGCCGCTGCCACCTGATGCAAATAGGCCATCGCGCCCATATGCGCCGGCGACAACAGGGTCGAAGGCGGCACCCATCCGGTCAGCGCCGGCGCGCCATCCTCCGCCCGCTGCTTCCAGTCGTTCCAGCAATGCGCATCGAACAATTCATAGGACAGCGACCAGATGACATCGAAGCCCAGCGCCTTGGCCCGCATCGCAAAGTCCCGATGCCACGCCGCGCAGGCCGCATTCAGCACCCCACCGCTCAGACTGACGTAAAGCCCATCTCCCAGCCGTTCGAGCCGGAAATAATGGCTCATCCCGACATAATGGTTGATCGCCCCGCGATAGCCCAGCGCATGGATCGCACCCACCACCCGCTCCGGCGTCTGGTTGAAGCAATCGTCATAGCCAGTCGCCATGGACAGCCCATGTTCTGGCAGCATCACGTCGCCGATCGCCAGCACCGACCCCGCGCCCTCGCACGCGATATCACTCAGCTCCGCCCATCCTTCGACCGCAGCGGCAAAGGGCGTATCCCCCTCATCATAAGCAGGCGGCACCATCGATATGAACATCCGGTCCACATCCCCCGCCCACACCGGGTCATCATCTTCGGGCAGGTCGAAACCACCCATAAGCGCCGCAAAATCCAGCCTGATGACAGCATCTTCCGGCGCACCGCTCGCATAATTCCACAAGCGCACATACCAGGCGCGCGGGGCACCGTCGGCATCCCGCCCCTCGATCGTCAGCGTCGGCCCATGCGTCTCGTCCAGTCGGCGCACGCCACCGCTGCGCCAGCGAAAGGACAGGGTGCAATCCCGAAAATCTTGGCCTGTCTCATAGGCGAGCAAGGGATGGCTCCACCCATCCGCCGCGTCCCAGATCAATCCCGCCAGATCGCCCGATCCGTAGAATACCGCATCCACCCGCAGCGCGTCCGGCGCGGTCGTCACGACGCTCGCCATCATCGGTCTCGGAAAATTGACGGTCCAGTGCGTCGCGGCAAAGCGCTTGATCCAGCGCGTCTCTTGCCCCCGCCGCGCGTCCGCCAGCCAATAGCCTATGTCCCCCATCAGCCCAGCGCCCCCTTCACCGCCCGCGCCACCTGCCGCGCACTACGCGCCAGTAATCTCGGCTCGCTTTCGCCACCGCGCCCATTGACCGCGATGCTCACCCGCACGTCCCGCCGGCCGCCACCGCCATTGGCCACCACCTGACCGCTGGATGTCGGAACGAACATTTCCGGCCCCCGCTCGCCGACCATATAGGCCCGCCCCGGCGCCACCGGCCCGCCGGTCGCCCGCCCCGGCAGCCCCAGCGCCGACGTCAGCAACGACGCCCCCAAACTCGCCAGGCCACCGGCACCACTGCCGCCGCCACCCACGGCCGACCCCAACGCACTGGCCGCAATCTCGTCCAGCACGCTAACGGCCATCCGCCGCAGATCCTCGAACCCGAACTTGCCGGTCCGCACCGCCCGCATCAGCCCCTGCTCGATCCGCCTCCCGGCCCGGTCCGCCCCATCGCCCAGCGGCCCCTCCAGCCCCGCCCGCATCGCCTCGACATCCCGGCTAAGCCCCTGCGTATCGGCCCGCACCCGCACCACCAAAGTCTCGATGTCCTCGTCCATATGACTGCCTCTCAACCTGAAAAGCCCCTCCCCTTCAGGGGAGAGGTTGGGGTGGGGGCGTGCCCCACACACCCACCGTCATGCGCTCAATCAGGCATCACCCCCATCAACCGCCCCAACTCCGCCCCGTCCACGCCCTCGCCGACCGCTTCCTCCCCCCGCGCCGCGCGCAACACCGCCGCCAATTCCGCCGGCGTAGCGCGCCAGAATTCATCGGGCCGCCAGCCCAGCAGCCACCCGGCCACCCCCGCCAGCCGCCCCGCCGCATCGGCAAAGCGCGTCATTTTCCCGCCAATATCTGTTGCAAAATGGCTTTCAAAACCGGCGTCACCTTCGCCAGCCCCACCGCGACGATCGCCTCGCCCAGCGCCTCGCGGCTCAGCGCGTCGCGATCCACCAGACAATGCCAGAACAGCGCGACCAGATCGGCCAGCGACAATTTCCCGTCCGCCGCCCGCTCGACCAGATCGAACAGCGGCCCCAATTCCTGTTCCGCCGCCACCAGCGCCCCGAAACTTGGCCGCAGCGCCAGCCGCTCCCCGCCCAGCTCCAGCGCCGCTTCCCCGCGCGCGGGGTTCGCCACCCCGGCGCTCATTCGCTCACCACCGGACCTGAGCTTTCCAGGCTCAACGCATAATTGCGCTCGCCATTATAATCGCCGGCATAGTCCAGCCGCGTGACCAGAAAGCGCCCGCGCATCCGCTCGCCGCTTTCGAAACTCAGCTCATACTGCTCGATCGTCCCGGCCAGCGCATGGCCGCGCACCCGCACCTCCGCCGCAGATCCGGTGAACAGCCCCGCCGCCGATACGCTAACCGACCGCACCCCCGCCCCGGACAATAATTCGCGCCAGCCGCCCGAATCCTTGCTGGTGATGTTCACCGCCTCGCCATTGACGGACAGCTGCGTGGTCCGCATGCCGGCCACGGTCGCATATGTTGCAGGCATGTTGCCATCGCCCACTTTCAACAGAAACGCACTTCCCTTTTCGACGCCCATGGCGCATTCTCCCGACAAGCGATCCCGACGCGCGGAACACCCTGTTCCCACCCGGAAAATCGCGAAAAATTAGGGGACTCGGCGCCGGCCCGACCATCAGGTCGCAACCGTCCTGCGCCGCTTATGGAGAGGTCTGTATGATTGTTGCTGCTTCGCTCATGATGATGCTGGCCGCCGCGCCATCCGCCGACGCGGTCGGCACCGGGCGCAAGGATTTTTCCAAATGCCTGAGCGCCCAGGTCCAGCCCGCACTCGACAAGAAGCTGGCCGTCGGCGATTTCCAGTCGGAAGCCAAAAAGGCCTGCACCGACAAGGAAGCCGCCTTCCGCGCCGCCATCGTCGCATCGGACAAGGCCGACAAGATGTCGGACGCCGCCGCCAATTCGGACGCGGACGACCAGATCAGCGAATATGTCGACAAGATCACCAGCGAATATGAAGAAAGCAGCCAACCCCGCTGACAAGCAAAGCTGGGCGCAATGTCTCCCCTCCCTTCCAGGGAGGCGAATATCTTGGAACGACCAGTTTTAGCCGCCCCTTCTCCCTTTGAGGGAGAAGGATATGAAGCCTTGGCGACGAAGGAACCTAGGCGAAGTTGGATGAGGGGGACTGGCGCAACACTGGCGTATTACCGTGAGGTTACCCCCTCACCCAGCTACGACTATGGCAGCAAGCTGCCAAGTCTGCGCAGCCCTTTCCCTCAAGGGAAAGGGGTAAGAAACATCCACTAACCACCCACTCAACCCAATCAACAACAACTACGCCCTCACCCCTCCCGCACCATGCGCAACCGATAGTCGATCGCCGCCCGCCATCCCGCAGGCGCCCGCCCCCCGTCGCGCCCGTCATCCCGCGCGACCCGCGACCGCACCAGCCGCGCAGTGACGATCCGCCACCCATCCTGCACGCCCAGCCCCGCCACCGCCGCATCGATCCGCGCGATCATGCCGCCCAGCCGCCGCGCCGCCTCATCCCCCACGCGCAGCGCAAGACTGATGCGCACCTCCCGCCCGTCCATATCCTTCCCGCCCCAGTCCGCCCCGATACAGGCATCGACATAGGCATAGGGCACGCTCGCCCGCCCCGGATCGCCATCGAACAGGCCATTCAGCCCATCCATCAGCACCCCGTCCGCCCGCAATGCCGCGATCACCGCGCCCCGCGCCGCCACTTCAGCGCTCATATCCCGCCCCTCCCCGCATCCCGCAGCTCAAGATCGCGCCACCAGCGCCCCGCCAGCCCCGGCCCAATCGCGCGCACATCCTCCCCCTCCACCACCGCACCGACGCCCATCTCCCCCAGCGCCGCCACGATCCGCGCCCGCCGCGCTGCCGCCCCGCCCTCCAATAATACCTCCAGCATCGCCACCAGTCGCCCCCTCACGCCAGCCGCATCCGCCGGAACGGCCGCCACAATGCGCTCACCACCGCCGGCGCCGCCGCGCTCTCGGTCCCCCGCGCCGCAAAATGCTCCGCTGCCAGCCGCACGATCCCCTGTCGCAGCGGCTCGGGCAGGCCGTTCATCTCCGCCGCCATCCCCGCGCGATAGCGCACCCGCAACCGCTCGCCCGCCCTCGCCCGCGTCGATCGCACCCATCCATCGCCCGCCGCATCGATGTCGATCGCATAGGCCTCCACCGGCAACGCCATCGCCACACCCTCGGCATCCACCGCCTCGACCCCGTCGATCGCCGCCACCGGCCGCGCCGCCAGCCTTTGCCAGCTGCCATCGCATGCCACCGTCTCGCCCACCGCGCGCCGCACCAGCCATTGCCCGGTAAACTGCTCGCACAGGGCCGACGCGCTGCGCAGCAACCCCGCCAACACGGCATCTTCGCCCGCCGTCTCGATCCGCAAATAAGCCTTCAGTTCAGCCAGCGATGCCGCCAGCGCCCCGCTCTCGCTCTCGTCCACCATCGCTCTCAGCGCTCCTCAACCCGCATCGTTACCGACCGTTCATCCACCTGCCCGTCGGACAAGGTGACGCGATTGGTCAGCCGATAGACATGCCCCACTCTTCCACCGTTCAGCCGTGCGCTGGTCCGCTGCGTCTCGAACGCGCTCGCCTCTATCGCCAGCCCGCCTTCCTCCTGCGGCGAGACCGTCCACAGGCTCGCCACCAGACTCTGCCCCGCCAGATAGGCCGACCAGTCGATCGCATGATCCACCCGCGCCTGCGGGTCTTTGACAGTCAGGTTCATCGCACCTTGCTCCCCTTATTCGCCTCGGGCCGCATCGCCGCGTCTGGCGTGCCCACGCGCGCCTCCAGCCCTGGCCGCACGCCCCATCCCCATGGCCCCCGCCATGCCTGCACCCGCACGTCGCCCAAGGGCCGCGCGCCGATCGCCTCACCCGCCAGCATCGTCGCTTGCCCCTTCCAGCAACGCCAATCTTGCTTCCAGCCGCGCGATCGCCCGCCGCTGCCACACCGCCTCCAGCGCGAAACATTCGTCGTAACGCAGTCCCCACCGGTCCCCCGCCGCCCGCGCCGGTACCCCGTCCTGTGCCGGTACAGCCTCCCAGCCGTCGTGGCACACCAGCCCCCATCGCACCGCCGCGCCCGCGCCCAATTGCTGGTCGATCGCATCGCGCACCTGCTGCGCCACCAGCCCCATATGCCAGCGCGCATCCTCGCCCTTCTCCGCAACCGCCTCGATAAAGCGATAGCGCTGCCATGTGACCGCCCCCCATGCGTCGATCAGCGCAGCGTCCGCCGCGCCGATATCGCATTTGGCCCGCGCGTCGGACGTATTGATCGTCCCGCTTGCGGCATAGATGGTGGACCAGCGATAGGCCGCCGTGCCCCATGCCAGCCCATTATCCGTCAATGGCCGCCCGACACTGGCAAAGCTCGTTTCCACGCTCGCGCCGATGGCAAAGCTGGTCGCACTCGCCGTCAGATAGGGCGACACCGCCAGGTTGCTGTTCGGCCCTATGGCAAAGCGCGTCCCATCCGCATTGCCGAAATAGAGCGTCCCCGCGCTGGTCTGCGCCGCAAAGCAGCAATTGAAGTTGCTCCCCGTGCGCGCCGCCGACAGCACGGGCGCGCTGCTCGCACTGCAACTGATGGCGCCGCTCGCTCGCGAAATCGCGATCGCCGTCCCCAGCACCACGCCGCCATCATCCATGCGCCGCACCGCGAAGTCGGACCCGGCATTGGCCCCGCTATTGGCGCTCGCCGTGCGCTCCACGCGCCACATCTCCACGCCGCCGGTGCCCAGCGACAGGGCCGCACTCTGCCCGTTAACCGCACTCACCACCGCACTCGCGGCCCCCGATGCCGGCGTCAGGCTGAAGGCGGATAGGACCGCCGTCCCCCCGCCGATCGCCACCGCCCCGGCCTGCTGCGCCGCCATGCTGCCCAGCCCACTGATGTCGCTCGCCGGGATGGTCGCGCTCGCGCTCATCGCCGCTGCGCCATTGCCCTTCACATAGCCGGTCAGGCTCGCCGCCCCGGTGCCTCCCCGCACCACCGCCAACTGCCCCGACCAACCCACGCTGATCGACGCCGGCCTCAACAAAGCCGTCGCTGCCCCACCCCCCAGCGTCAGCCTGACATTGGCGTCATCCACCCTCGTCAGCGCACCGCCAGCAGGGCCAGCCGCGATCGCCGCCGCCAGCCCCTCGATCGCCTCGATCCCGTGGCCATGCCCCTCGACCCGCGCGACCCAGTCGGCATGTAGCGCCAGCCCGACATGCTTCTCCCCCGCGACGAAATCCACCGGCGCCCCGTCCGCCGAAGACGCATGCGGCACCCGCACCAGCCGCCCGCCGCCGTCTATGGTCCCACTTCCCGCCTCCCACTGCGCAGGATCGAAAACCCCCTGAATCACATAGGGGAAAGTCGCCCCCACACTCAGCGCCGCCGCAAATCCCCGATAGCCCGGCAAAGCCCCGCCCAGCACCAGCGGCCCCGTCCCCGCATCCAGACAGACCTCCCGCACCAGGTCCGCCATCTCCCAATCCGTGATCGCCACAGCCGCCCCCTCGAAAACAAAAAGAGGGGGAAGCCCAAAAGCCTCCCCCCCAAACCTTCTCCCCATGGGGGAGAAAGATACGATGCCTTGCCAGCTTGCTGGCTAGGCGCAGTTGGAAGAGGGGGCAGCGCACTGCCCCCTCCCATCATCAAGAAGCCGCAAACTTCATCAATTTGATCGCTTCCGAATTGGCCACAGCGCCGCCGATCCGCTTCACCGCATAGAAATGCACGAACGGCTTGTTGCTGAACGGATCGCGCAGGATGCTCGTATCGCTGCGTTCGGCGATGACATAGCCGGCCTGGAAATTGCCGAACGCGATCGACAGGCTGTTCGCGGCGATATCGGGCATGTCCTCGGCCTCGACCACCGGATAGCCCAGCAACGTCGCAGGCTGCCCGCCCGTCAGCCCCGGCTGCCAGATGAACGCGCCGTCGCTCGTCTTCATCTTGCGCACCGCCGCCAGCGTGGCGCCGTTCATCACGAAACTCGCCCCCTGCCGGTACGGCGCACGCAGGCTTTGCACCAGGTCGATCAGCCTGTCCTGCGGGTTCGACGCGGCAAAACCGCCCGCCGCGCCCGACGCCACATATTGCAGCGACCCGAACGCGCGCACGCTGTCCGCCTCATTGGTGGTCGTATAGGTCAGGAAGCCCTTGGGCTTGTTCGTCCCATTGCCGCTGACGAAGGCCGCCCCCTCCGCGACCGCGAATTCCCGCGCAATCTCGCCGGCCAGCCAGGCTTCGACATCGAACTGCGCATCGTCCAGCATGGCCTGCGACGCCGCCGGATTGGCAAACAATTCACCAGCCGGAGGCGCGATCTCGTTGAAGCTCGGCGTCCCCGTCTCGGCCCGCGCGCCCGTCTCGCTCGCCCAGCCCGACACGATGCCGCCCGCGCTCACCAGCTTGCGATATCCCGCCGTCCCGGTGCGCACGACATTGGCGATCGACCGGATCGGCGAAATCCCCTTCAGCGTCGCCCCGATCAGCTGGTCGATCTCGCGCGGCACCGCATAGCCCCCCGCCGCGCCACTGGCGCCCGAAAAGCTCTTCAGCTCGACCCC